CACTACTAACTGATTTGACCCAAGGTTGTGTACTCCCTCCGCTACATGCTCTACAAAAGCATTGAATTTGTTAAACGTAGCCATGTGTGTTTGTTTTTATGTTTTAAACTGGTTGGAATGTGAATGAAATAACAAGCCCTAAAGCAGAATTACCCGCCGCCGTCACATCGAAATGAATGTGGTCGCCCGCTTGTACTACCCTATTTGACTGGTTAATAATTCCCGCCGTGCCTGTTACGCTATCGTACTCGTTTTGGTCTATTGTTATTTCGGTTGTCAACATATTGACTGAAGCGCCCGCCCGAACTCTACGCATTTGAACAGAAACGGCCCCTGAATTTGAAGGCGTAGCAAGCCCGGCTCCCGCGTCTGTTAGCACCATGCCGCCAAGCTCTGAAGGGATGCGAACAACTGCCTTGCTCGTTCCTGTGGTCAGGGCTGAAGATCCGGACGTTGACGGGCTGACCATTACGCAGCCGCTGCGAACCGTTGGAACTGCACCGCTAAGGTTTAGCTCTATTGGCGTTGCCTCTACTATTTCGAGTGTTACGTCTGCCATCAGTTTGCCGTTGCGTCAAGGTAAACGGTTATGGTTCCGAATGTGTACGTCTTAATTATCCCTGATGGATATGTAATTTGCAGATCGTACGAATACTCCCCAAGCAAAGCGGACGTTTGTGCCGCTGTCATGGATAGCGTAATAACTCCCACACTTGATAGGGTTATGCCCGCCGCCGGGGTGCTTGTTAACGTCAGTACTATTTCTCTGGATATGGCGTGCCGGATCTCCATTTTAGCAGTGTATCCGGTAAAGTCAATAGGCGTGCCGCTCAGCTTCGCCGTGATTGTTCCCGGTAGCCATGTGTCCCCCTGGTAGACCTCATAATCAATTTGTTGGGGAAGATTTTTTACCAACGTCGCCATACTGCAAATATTTATTAAAAAAAGCCGAAAAAACCACGAAAAAAGTTATCTAAACCACCGTAAACGTTATGCTACCATTCCCGGTCAATGCCTCCAGTTTAGTTATTACCGCCTCCTGCAAGGCAGAGAACCAGGGTGCCGTTTCACCCGTACCGCTTCCCGTTTCCGCGTCCACCTCTGCCTTTGTCACTGTCAAGTATCCGTAAGCTAATACGGTGGTCGTTACGCTGTCCACCACATTAAGCCGGACGGCAAACGATTCCTGAAGTTCTATGTAGGTCGGCTCACAAATGATAGATGAGCCGTTAAATTGCTGTTCGCTGTCATCCTCGATAACGAAACGGCCGCCTGTTGTTTCAATCATAATTAACCAAGGGTTATACCAAAGATGGTAAATTGTAAATGGTATTCTTTAGACGCTGTTAGCGTTCCGTTTGCCTTTAGGGTAAAGTTGTTTGCGCCGGCTGCTGATATGTAAAACTTTGCCCGTTCGTCATTGTAGGCAACCGTAGTGCGTCCCGACATCGTTACATAACTTTCACCACCAAACGACGTCGGGTAAGTAGCTGTTAAAATATCGCCGTTGTTGGTTGGGGTTGTGCCTGTGGTAAAGCGTATTCGTAGACCATTGACACCGCCTACAATTTCATTTAATACGGGGCCGGTTCCTGCACCCGTGCCGAAAACTACATTACCAGCCACCCATGCGTTCGTGTGGTTCCTGAATTGGTGCGCCTGTGTTACTCCTGCAACGTCAAGCGCATGGGCCGGAGCATCTTTGTTAATACCCACACGAGCCGCCGCCGCGTTAGTGATAATAAGCCCGCTATTAGCATTTGCGCCCGGCCTTGCTGCATTTGGCGTAATCTTGAATTTGTCGGCGTCACTATTGTCAATCCCGATAGAGTGAGTAACCACCCCCGAAATTGTGAACTGCATAACAGGATCACCCGCGTTAGCTCCACCCGTCAGGATAGTGTAAATGCAGTTTGAATCCACGTTTGCGTTGTTGGCATTGTATTGCCCCGCAATCAGGTTCGCAGTGATATTTCCGGACATCCGTAGAAACTCGGTTGCCCCTGCAATGGCGCCGGAATTGAGATTTAAAAAGGCGTTGTTTGCACCAAGGCCCGCAATCGTGCCTGTTATGGTCATCCGGTCGTTACCTGCATCAAAAGTAAATGCAGCATCAGAGCTTAGCGTGTTTGCACCTGTCCAGAGTGCAAAACGGTTTGCCGTGCCTGTCATGCCTAAAAGAGTGTAAAGGTTTGCAACCGTTAACTCCTCATAATCAGTACCAGCGCCGTTTATATTCCCTAAAACAACGTTATTGGCTGCTGCATTTTGTAGTTTGGCGTATGTAACCGCGTCGTTAGCTATTTTGCCCGTAGTAACGTTTAAATCCGTTATTTTAACCGTAGTCACGGCATTATCAGCCAGCTTCGCCGTAGTAACTGCTAAGTCGTTTATTTTGGCTGTTGTTACGGCGCTGTCGGCTATTTTGGCTGTTGTTACGGCGCTGTCTGCTATTTTGGCTGTTGTTACGGCATTGTCGGCGATGTTGTCAGTTGTCACAGCGCCCCATATCAAAGTACCCGTATCACTACGCTTTAATACTTGGTGGTTTGCGCTGCTTACAATATCTGCCACATCGCCCCCCGTTGCCGCGCTTCTGCCAATCACAGAAGCCGCCGCGCCCTGCCTTAGTTGGCTGTTGCCGATCGAATTGGCAATTATATCAGCATTAACTTCTGTTTCATTATTACCCGCGTCGTCTGTCAGGGTAAACGAAATTCGCGCCGTATCAACAAAGTTTGCTGCAGCTCTTTGCGTAGCATCAACCCCGCCGTCGCGTAGAGTCTGGTAATTGCCGCCGCCGCCGCCTGAAGGCTGATCGTACCACCCCTTTACGCCGCTTACATCCGTTCCATAAAGTTTACTATTACCAGGGCTTGCACTATCCCCGGACAACTTAACCCCTGAAGCATCGGAAGTTACCGACATTTGTAGGCGAACGTCTGCCTTTATTTCGGGGGTGGAATCCGTATAGGTAAAGTTAACCGTATCCGTATCTGTAAGGATCGGCCCTATTGCGTCCTGCACAACCTCCGTTATATCTGGCAGGTCTGTTGTTTCGAGTGATCGGAACGTTGGATATGCGTCCGGACCTGAAACCGGGCCTGCCAATACTTTGGCCGCCGCCTGATTCTTGAATAGTATTGTGCTAACACCGTCCTGCGTTTGGATCTGCAATGGGTCGTCAGCCGCTACCAGGCCATCAAGAGTGTAGAAAAATTCGCTTGCTGCGTAAGGGTAGGACAATTGCGTTACAAGACCGCATGTGTTTTCAAGGATAGTCCAGTCGGATTTATCCGTCGCTTCCATCATAGCCCATTGTGCGCATGTGAAAGAAAATAGACTATCGTCTGCAATCTTCTTTACCCTTACAGCCATTTGTTAGTTCTTTATAGGCAAGTGAAAGTGCTCGCCTATCTTGTCCAAAAAGACTTTATGAGCCTTTATGTTAAGTTCAAAGTGTGGGGGGATAGTAACCCCTTCAGCTACTCCGTGGCCTTCGCTTTCGCCGCGTTCTTTTAGCGTGAAAATGAAACCGCCGTGCATTTCGCCCCGGTATTCACCATTTCCCTCCGATCCGTAACCAAGCAACCAGCCCGCTACTGAGTGCGGTAACTCGTCTAAAACTTGCTTAACCGTGTCTTCGTCAATCCCTGTTTTTATGGAGATAATTTCGCGTAGTTCTTTAGCATCTGCTTCCATGATATTTGTGTTTAGTTGGTTTTTTCTTTTGCTGCGTTTGGCTTGTCGTTCGCCTTTTCGATAATAACTTTTTGCGTGTCCTCTGTCATTTCTGCCAGTAGGTCGGTTGCTGCCTTCCTGGATATGCCAGCCGGTAGCATGTCTTCAGGGTTAATAACACCGGCCTTTTGTGCCAGATCACAAATGGCTACGAGGTTTTGTAGTTGAATCTTTGTCATGTTTCTGTTCTTGTTAGTAAAAAAATGCCACAATAGGCACAAAAATTTCCTCCCCTGAATAAACAATGTTTGCACCCTGACCGCTTAAAACAAATCCTACACTTTCAGCAGGCAGAACACACGCCCTAATAAATCCGGCATCTCTACCTGTTAGCGTGAAAACTCCACCGTCAGCCGTTATTTTCAAAGACCTTACAAATCCGGCATCTTGCCCGGATAATGTGAATGTTCCGGTATTGGCTGAAAAGACACCCGCTTCACTAAGCCCGGCCGCGTATCCAGTTAGCGTGAACGTTCCCGCCTCCGCTGTTAGCTTTGAGGCTTTTACCAATCCTGCCGCCCGACCCGTTAGCGTGAACGCTCCCGCGTCCGCTGCAATGTACCGGCCCCTATTTAATCCGGCATCATTGCCCGTCAGGGTGAACGCTTCAGCGTCCGCTGTTAAGCGAAGCGCCCGCAATAGTCCGGAATCATTTCCCGTGAGCGTGAATACGCCCGCGCTTGCAATTAGTTGCCCCGCCTGCGAGAATTGCGCATCCTGGCCTGTCAGGGTGAACGTGCCAGCGTCTGCTGTCAGCTTTGATGCTTTGACCAATCCGGCATCGCGCCCCGTCAGTGTAAACGCGCCTGAGTCTGCCGCTAATCGTACACCTCTATTTAATCCGGCATCATTGCCTGTTAGCG